CGTCACCGCCGTGATTTTGCTCGGCACGCTGTCGATGCGCTCCGCCGGCTGTGTTTTCAACGACCTTGCCGACCGCAATTTTGACGGCCATGTCGCGCGCACCCGCAACCGTCCGCTTGCCAGCGGCGCGGTCAGCGTATTTGAAGCGGTGCTGTTGGGCGTCGTGCTGCTCGCCGTGAGCTTCGCCCTGGTGTGGCTGCTCAATTGGCAAAGCGTGCTGCTCGCCGTCGCCTGCGCGGCGGTGGCGCTGTTTTATCCGCTGTGCAAGCGCTTTTTCCTCCTGCCGCAGCTTGTTTTGGGCGTGGCGTTTGCCAGTCCGATTTTGATGGCACAGACGGCGATTTTGGGGCGGGTAACGCTCGCCGGTTTCCTCCTCTTTTTGGCGAGTGTTTTCTGGGCGCTGGTCTATGACACCTATTACGCGCTGGTCGATCGCGACGATGATGTAAAAATCGGCCTTTATTCCAGCGCTATCACCGCACGCGGTCGCGAACACCGCTTTTTGGCGGCGATGGCGGCGGCGGTTCTTGCTTTTTTGTTGTTGGCCGGGCTGGCAGCGGGGCTTAACGGCTGGTATTTCCTGGGGCTTGTCATCGCCGCGCTGCTTTTTTTGTATGAGTTGTGGGATACGCGCCACCTTGAGCGCGAGCGCTGTTTCCGCGCTTTTGTGCATAACAACTGGGTCGGCGCGGCGGTGCTGCTCGGGCTGGTGTTGGCGTTTTTGCCGTAACGCAACGGAGCCGCTGACTCGATGAAGGTTAAAAATGAGGTTTTTATGAATCCCCCTCGCGCTGTTTTTTTCGATATTGACCGCACGCTTTATGACCATCGCCGCGATTTTGTTTCGCCCGCCAGTCTTGCGGCCATCGCTGCCTTGCGGGCGCGTGGCATTGTTCCGGCGATTGCCACCGGGCGCGGTTATGCCGCCTTGCCGCCGCGCATCGCGCAGTTGGTGGCGGCAGGCGAGATGGATTTGGTCATTTCCTGTAACGGGCAGTACAACCGCTACGGCGCGCGCGTGCTGTCCGAACATCCTTTGCCGGTTGCCGATATTGCCTCGCTGATTGCCGCTTTCCGCGCCCGCGACTGGGAATACACGTTTGTCTCCGAGCACCACATGGCGGCGGGGCGTTCGCGCGGCAGCAGTCACCGCGTGTTGCAGGGGTATCCGTGCTACACGGTCGCGCCCGATTATTACCGCGAACACGCGGTGCATCAGCTGGTTGTGCTTGCGCCGGAGGCAGAGGAAGCGGCGTTACAGGCGATTCTCGCCGAGCACGGCGGGCGTTACCGCGCGGTGCGCAGTCATGCCAGCGCGGTGGATGTGTTTCATGCCGACGGCAGCAAGGCGCGCGGCATTAGGGACGCCTGCGCCGCGCTCGGTTTTACCCTGCAGGATAATCCCGCGCGCGATATTTGCGGGTAAAACGCGACATAAATGCAAGTTGCAAAAGTTGTAAATATAGCAACTTTGTCTCAAATGTCAGCAAGGGCGGCTGCCGGAAATCCCGGCTCGAATGTCGCCAGTCTCTCATCTTGTGGGAAACCGGCGACGTCGCCGCCCCGCTCAATCTCTCCCAATACGTCCATCATCAACCGCACTCCCATTGGTGCAAGCTCCCGTTGCCATAAGGTCGCTGCAGTATCCTCCGGCCGTATGTGGCACCAGTCCTGTGCCAGCACCGCGCCCGTGTCCGCACCGTCGTCCATCCGGTAAACCGTCCCGCCCGTTATTGGCTCCCGCATATGTATCGCCCAGCGCACCGCGTCCCGTCCTCTGTGTCGTGGTAGTAGCGATGGATGGTAGGCGATGACGCCGCTTTTTGCCCGTGCGCGGATTGACGCGGGCAGGTACTGGTGCAGGTACGCTGCGACAATGACGTCGCAGGGCGGTATGTCCGCAATCTGCGCGCTTACGGCAACACCCTGCCCTGCCGCCGCCTTAGCAAAGCTGCCAGCCGGGTTGGTGACGGCCAATAATATGTCATAGCTGCGGGCTATGCAGGCGGCGAGTATTTCAGTGGCCAGCCATTTTTGCCCGGCAATCACTACTCTCATACGTCCTCCCCCAAGTAGCGGAATCCCTGCACGGCGCGCAAATGGCCGCCAAAGCCTGAACCGGCATCCGCTCCCATTGTTTTGCGCAGGCTGGCGGATGAACGCGCTTTGCTGCCGCCGTGGAGCTGCGCCGATACTTGTGTCCATTTCGGGTCACGGCGCAGGGCGGCGGCAAGACCGGGATGACTGGTGTGGAAAAGCGTGCGCAGCGGGCGCGCGTAGCGGTTGTCGCCGTCTAACCAAAGCTGGCAGCAGCCGTTGAGGAAGCGCATTCCTACGCCCGCGCCTTGCCATTCTGGCATGACTACCAAGCGGCAGGCACGCGCCTCGGCCATGCCGGGGCGTGTGGAGAAAGCGATATGGGCTACCGGCTGTCCTCTGACCAGTCCCATGTAGTGGGCGGAGGCTACCATTGGCGGCAGGTCTAGATAGTGATGCGGCGCAAACAGGCGCCAGTCGGCCTGACGGCAAGGGTATATTTCCAGGTCGATGCGTGGGCGTTGCCTAGCCCACCCCCATTGGAATGCGCCGCTCTCGGTGTCAAAGACCCAGTCTGGCTGTATCCAGTCGAGGATGTCGTAATGGCAGGATAGCAGTACGACCTGCGGCCGCTCGGCGATACGCCGCCAGCTCTTGGCAAATGCGCCCGCGCCAATCTGCGCAATCTGCCGGTCAACTACGGAGGAAAACTCGTCCAGCACGGCAAACGCGGGTGCCTCGCAAATCAGGCGGGCAAGATTGGCGCGAAATCGCTCACCGTTGGAAAGGGCGTGGTAGGGGCGCAGCCAGCTGGGGACGGTACCAAGCCCTACTGAGGCCAGCGCGGCGGTTACGTCATCAAAACTACCATCGGGAGCAATGGCATCGACAATCGGGCAATCGTGCGGCCATGCTGGTGCGTAAGGTTTGCCCAAGCGCTTACCGATACTGGTTTTGCCGCTGCCTGATGGCCCGACGATGACGCCAATTTGCCAAGGCCGTGCGTCCAGTGGCAACGCCGCCTCGATATGTACGTCGGCGCCGTTTTCAACGTTAAACAGGGATTTGACCCGTGCCGCGCGGTAGCTGTCAAAATCGGTGCAATGGTGGTGGATGGTGATGGCGGTCATACGTTGACCACCTTGAGACTGTAACCTTCTGCACGCAGCCGTTCGTAGGTGTTGCGCTGCTCGGTTTCGTCTGTGCAGCGGATGATGACTGCATATTGTGGCCGGTACTTAAAGCCGTTTTTGCCATATTTCATGGGCGTCAGGGTCTCCTGTTGTCTGACGCTCGGCGGCATTCTTGTAGGTAATGGTGTAGAGCCGCTTGCAACGTGGGCATTTAATCGCGATGGTGCCGCGCAGGTTGTGGCTTTCGGCGAGTAATTTGTTGCAGGTGCAGCGGTGTTGCATGGTCGGCATGTGTCCTCTTGCGTCGCCTGATGTTAATCGGTAGGCTTGCCGCCCTCTCGCGAGAGGAGCGGATCTTGCTCGTGGTGGTCACACACCGCGGGGGCTGGCGCGCTGTTCGCGCGGCGCGCCGGTCGTCCGTTTGCTGTGGAGATTTTCAGGGATGAGCGCCGCTGGCGCGGTTAGACTGGTTTGGGATTTGCCAAAGATTAAGGCAGGCGTTGCGCCTGCCTTATTTTTTGCTGTTGAGCGGTAGCCGCAGCTGGGTGCGGCGCTGGATGAGCGCATCCACTTTTTCTTTGACGCGGAGCGAATAGCCGTCGCTCCAGCCATATTTGCGGTCAACGTCGCGCGACGGCATGCGCCGCAGGTCTTGGTAGGCCATCATCCAGCGGGCGAAGGTGGCGGGCTGTTTGGTGACGTAGAATTTTTCGCCGCTGAAGGTTTCGGCGAGGTGAACCAGCACGCGATTGACCGCCTCAGCGGCGGTCTCTGCGGGTATGCCTGCGGCGACGAGCGCGCTGCAGGTGTGGTCGGCCAAGGCGGCGAAAAATTCGCCGCTCTCGTTAATGTCCGGTTCGGGGATTTTTATGCCTAATGCAAAATCACTCATGCGGTCTCCGTGGCGCCTTGCAGCCAGCCTTCGAGCATGTTGTAGAGCTTGTTGGTCTCGTCGTCGGCAAGGTCAGCGAGGTTGTTTTTGCCGAAATAGCGTTTGATATAGCGGTTGAAGCTGCTTTTGTCCTTGCTCTGCACGATGCCGCACCGGCGCAGTTCGTACCATTTGCCGAGGCAGGCGCGTTGCTGGCGGGTGAGCGGGCGGCGAGCATCCTTGAAAGCGCCGAGGCGGGTCATCTCCGCCAGCACCAAGGCACGCTGCGCAGTCGTCATGTCTTTGCTGCTGGTTTTGCCAGTAAGGCGTTGCAGGAAGGCACGGTAGGTGTCGTCATCCATGCCGAGGCGCGCTTTGCCGATGTGGATGCGAGCGGTTTGGTTGCCGATATACATGGTCAGCCTCCGAGGGTTTCGAGGGTGGCAGCAAGCAGCGTCTGCGCATGTTGCAGGTTGGCGATGGCGTGTTTGCGGTCGTTGTTATTTAGCGCCATTGAGGTATCTACCAGCGTCACGATCAGGCTGCCGACTACTTCGGCGGTTTTTTTGTTCTGTTTCTGTTCGGTGTTCATGGGCGTTCTCCATTTTCAGCATTTGGGCGATTTGGTCGAAGATGTCGGCGTTTTTGGCGGCTTCGACCGGGTCGTGGATGGTGTCGGGTGGCGGCAAGGAGGGGCGGGGCGGCAGGCGGTCGAGGAAGTGGCGCGGTGCCGGCCAGTCGGTCATCTCGGCGCAGAGGCTACGGAAGGCACACTCGATGCGGGCAACGTCTGCGGGTTGCCAATCCCGCCGTGCCAGTGTTTCCAGCCATACTTCGGCGACGGTGGTAACGCTTTCGGCGGGCGGCGCGCCTCGCAGTCGCAGGGTGACCAGCTTGATGAGGCCAACGATGATGGCGTTGTGGATTTCTTTCGGCATGTCATTTGAGCATCCCGGCAAGCGCACTTACCGCCGCGCCGGTTTTGCTGTTGGTAACGGGGGCGGCGTCCGCCGGGGTGGCGGGTGTCACCACACTGACGGCGGCGGGGCGGTAGTGGGTCAGCACTTCGTAGAGGTATCCATGGTTTTTCAGCGGCAGGGTGAGTTTGCCGCTGTCGCGGGGGACCAGCACTTCCTGCATTGCCCACAGCCACGCGGCGGGTGGTGCGTCATATACCGCGCCCTTGCGCTCGATGCGCTGCGCCTGTATGTCCGGCAGGATTTCGCCGAGCAGTTTGGCGACGCGGGCGAAGGTCAGCTCGGTCTGCGTTGGGCGAAAGAGGCCGAGGTAGCGCACGGTCAGGGTGGCAAGGTCGCCGCCCAGTTGCACCAGGAGGCGCAGCGCGGCACGGGCATCGTCGTGGGCAATCAAGGCGTCAAGGCTGAGGGTGGCGCCACAGTTGGGGCAGCGGGTTTTCATGTCCGGCTCCTTTCGGTACGTACATGAGTGATTTCGTCATTTGCTTCGTTGAGTGTACAAATCATGGCGTGCGCCCCGTCGTCTCCATTGAGCTCAAAAACGATCTCTTTTGCCCGCTCCTTGTTTGCCCAGATGATTTGAACAGCGGCTATCCTACCGATAAACCGGCGGATTTGCGCCTCTACGTCGCCGCGTCTGCGCATGACGTGCTCGGCCAGCCCTTGCAGTCGAAAGAACAGCGCGGCGTGCTTATGTGGCGTGCAGCGAGTGGTAAAGCTCATGACCAGCCCCGTGCTTTAACCAGCGCCTCGGCGGCGGCGACCACTTCCTGCTCAGCGGCGGCGCGGCGGTAATGGCGGTCGAGCGGACTGATGGTGGCATTATCACAGGCGCGCAGACTGGCAATCGCCTGGACCAACTCGCGCTCGTGCGGCAGGGGGATGCCGCGCAGGTGGTCGTAGATGTCCATCGTGAGCAGCAGTGTACGCCCGGTGAATCCAACCAGGGTGAGGAAAGCGCCATAGGCGGCCATGCCGGGTTCGGCGCTGAAGGCACCTTTGATGACGATCAGCGCCCCGGTGGCGGCGCAAAGGTAGCAAACCCGTGCGGCATAACGTTCGGCCATTTTCAGCATTTTCATTGTTGCCACCCCTTGAGTTGTTGCAGCAGCAGGTAGTCGCTGTGGCTCAGGCGCACGGTGTGCCAGCCCTGACGAATTTCGACGACGCCGTCGTGCTCGCGCAGGCGGTAGCTCAGACGGATACGGCGCCGCAGTTTGCCGATGAGCCAGTCAAGCAGGGTTTTCATGGTTGTACTCCTTCGACTTCGTGCGGCGTGATCACAAAGTCCTCGACGCCCTTGACCACGGTGACGCCTGCCACGGTGGCGGCAATGTCCATCTCGGCGAGCATCGCGTCCTTGTTGACCTCTTCTTTCACGCGCACAAATCGGCCCAGACCGAGGGTACGCAGCGCTTCCAGCACGGCTTCCTGTGAGCGGATGCGGATGGACGGCGGGCGCAGGCGCCAGCTCACTTCGCCGGTGATGAGGTTTGCCGTTTTGCCTTTGGCGGTCAGCTCGGCACGGTTGGCCTCGCACCAAGTCTGGATGCCGGTTTGCAGCTCCTTGGCACGCTCGGCAAGCGCATTGATGCCGTCTTTGTGGCGCTCGGTGATAACGGCGATTTCGTCGTTCATGGCGGCGACGGCGCGGGTATGCTCGCGTTGCACGTCACCGAGGTCTTTGATCCAGTTTTGCGTTTCTTCGCGGCTCTGCGGCGTGGCGAGGGTTTGGGCTTTAAGGCGGGTTTTGGCCATGTTTGGTCTCCTGTTAAGATGGTTTTAATGGGCGGTTAAGGCAAATCGGCTTTCGCTGCGCGACGCTCGTCCAGAAATTTTTGCAAGTGATGGTTCTCACTGCGTAACCAGGCGAGATGTCGTAGCGCTAGGGTGGTAATGCTGTAATCGCAGGCGGCAAGGGTGTCGGGGGTGTAGAGATTGCGTTTTTCGCTGATGAGGGTGTCGCGGTAATAGCTAGAGCTGTGGATGCTGTACGCGCCGATATTCATGACGGCCCTACCGTGATCAACGTATGACAGCTCAAGGATCACCGCGCCGGTCGGCCATATTTCATTACGCACCTCAACCACGTTAGGTTCCGCCGACTCTGCGTTAATGGTTTGCGCCAGTTGCAAGGCGGTCATCATGAGCCGCCCCTCGCGTTTATCTACACTGAGGAGGAAGGAGTTGAGTTTTTCGGCAAGGTCTTGCAGTTCCGGATGTCGCGCCTTCAATTCAAAGCAAAAACGTTCGTCAATGGCTTCGTCAAAGTCGCGCCAGAGCAGGGTTTCGGCGGTGATGATGTCCATGTTGGTCTCCTTAAATTGCGTTGAAGATGTCGGCGGTAATGCGGTTTTGTCCCAGTCGTGCCGCTTCGTTGAGGGCAGCGGTGACGGTGTTGTTGACGATAAGCGGGTAGAGCAGGCTCATCACCTGTTTGCCGTCGGCGGAAGGGCGGGTCAGGCGGGCGACAAGGCCGCCCACGGCGTCAGCGGCGAAGACGTCCTCGAAAGCAACATCAAGGCGGCGCAGTTTGTGGGTGAGGTAATCGGCGACGAAGGCGTTGAGCGGTTGCAGCTCGATTTGCTCGCAGCGGCGCACTACCTCGCGCAGGTCGGCATTGCGCTCGGAGAGCTTGAGCTTAAGCTCCGGCTGGCCGATGAGGACGATGCCGAGCAGGCGGCGCATCCCGTCCTCCAGCTCCCAGAAGCGCTTGAGGTACTTGAGCATCGGCACGGTGAGGTCGTGCGCCTCGTCAATGATGAGGCAGTGCTTGTTACCGGCGCGGTTGCTCTCGGTGAGCAGGCGCTGGATTTGTCGCGCCTTGGCCTCCATAGAGCGGCGTGGGGTAGCGGTGCCCTGGCTGACGTCCTCGATAATGGCATCGCAGAGGTGGGCGGTGGTCAGGCGCGCCTTGTCGATGCTTTGCGGCTGGATGACGATAATCGGCTCGCCGGTTTGTTTGATGCCCTCGATCAGGTCGCGCTTGAGGGTGGTTTTGCCCGCGCCGGATTCGCCGATGATGGCGACAAAGCCCGCCTGTTTGGCGGCAAAGAGCATGTTTTGCCGGATGTAGCGCTGTTCGTCGGAAAGATAGACGTCATCGCGGGTCTGGACGTCATCGACGAAGGGGGATTTGGGCAGGCGGAAGAGCTGGCGCGCCTGTTGGGTTAAGACTTGCATGTCGGGGTACTCCCATGTTTTCGGGGTGGTTGGCCAGGCGACGGCGACGGTGATGCCGAGGTCGGCCAGGCGGGTTTCAATTTGCGCGCGCAGGGCGGCGGAGTCGGCGGATTTGGGATATTCGCCGTGGCGGATGATGCGGTTGATGACGGCGACGCTGTAAGGCTTGCCGTCGGGACGTAGTACGCCTGCCGCCAGTTGTGCCTGACTGATGCTGTGCGCGGTGAGGATGTCGGCGAGGGTCATGCAATCTCCTTGGTGCGCGTAAACAGCGCCGGTTGCAGCAGGCATTTCAGCGCGTCTTCAAAGGCGCTCTCCGGCAAGCCATCCGGGTAGGTGGCGCGGATTTCGGCGTTGAGTTCGGGGGTGATGGTCATCTCGCTCGCGCAGTAGCGGATGAAATCCATCACCGGCAGGATGCGCTCCTCGCGCGGTGCGGCCGTAGCAGGCACAAACAGCGGATTGACCGGCAGTTGTTGCGGCGCGGTGGCGGCGACTTTGCGCGGTTGGCCGTGGCGAGGAAAGTGCTGAATCTTGCTTGGTGCGGGCGCGCCCGGAAACGGGTTGAGCGTGCCGGCAAAGGCCGGGGCGGATTTGCTGTTGCGCAGTTTGTCCACCTCCTGCGCGTCGCGCGTCCCCCAGGCAATTTCGTCGAGCGTCTTGCGGTTGGTGGTGAGCACGTCGTCAGGCGCCTGTTGAAAATGGCCGTCCACTGGTACGGCATCGGCGGCAAAGCCCCAGTCGTCCACCTCCAGCGGCGCTATCTCGTAGCGTTGCATCTTGCCGTAGCGGTCGGGATGGCTGACCCAGATGCTCGGCGCGGCGTAGGGGTTGACCTGTACCGTGACCGTCTCGCCGATGCGGATGTTGTCCACGTCGGCGACGCGGTAGCGGCGGGCGGGCGGCCCGGGCGGGGGCGGGGCAGGCGGGCGCAGA